CGGCATGGTGGAGAGTTTCGACCAGAACGGCAGAAGTCTGACCCCGACTTTCAAAGAAACGGAGTGATATTCATATGTCTTTTTCCTATGGATTTTTTAACGCACAGAATCTTGACCGGGTATATACCGCAGAAGATTTCACAGCATATTTGTCCAGTTTAATTTGCAATGGGATTCTGGATACATACCGGCAGTGTTTTGCACCAACAGTTAAAAGTTTATCTGTTACATTCGGTACAGGCAAGGCGTGGATCAACGGGCATTATCTCATCAGTGATACGCTGCATACTGTTGATTGTGCTTCTTATGTAGATGAATCGCTGGATCGCTATGTGGTCATTGCTCTGTTCTGTGACCTTTCTACACGAACCTGCGGTCTTCGCATTCAGCCTGGAATCGCTGCCACCGAACCCGTCATTCCTTCGTTCACCAACAATAATGTGACCACCTATTTGACCTTGGCAGCAGTTCGACTGCGAGCCGGAGCAACAGAACTGACAGCAGAAGATGTGTTGGATTATCGGGAGGATGAAAGCAAATGCGGTTACTGCAAGTGCATCCTTGGCAAGTGCAGAGTGACGGAGATGCTTGCCGAAATGGCAAAGACAAATGCCACACTGGACGAACTGCAAAAGCGGCTGGATGCAATGAACAGCCAGATTTCCGAACTGCAAACCAAAGTAGATGATTTGACCGCAGGCGAAATCCTAGCAACCGGACAGTGCGGTGAAAACATTTACTATGTTCTCTATGACAACGGCAAACTGCTGCTGCGTGGCACGGGTGCAACCTACGATTATACCTCTCATGATTCTGTGTTCTATCAAAATGGCCAGATCAAAGAAATTGTACTCAGCAATGGCATTACTGGTCTGGGTGACCGCCTGTTCTATCATTGTGCCAATGCAGAAACGGTATCTCTTCCAGCTACGCTGACCAGCATTGGTGATTCTGCTTTTGCACAGGAAGATGCTGCAATTGGCTATACCGCCGGTCTGACTTCTGTTACCATTCCGCAGGCAGTTACTGCGATCCAGTCATATGCCTTTTATCACACCGCCATTGCGGAAGTCACTGTGCCTGCCAGCGTGAAAACGTGGGGAAAGTATGTTTTTAGCGGCTGTGCAAAGCTGAAGACTGCTCGTGTTGCGTGTGATTCCATTGGTGCTTTTGCGTTTACAAGATGTACAGCATTGTCCAGCCTTACCATTTCTGCGAATTGCAGAACCTTTGGGGAAAATATGCTGACATACTGTGAAAGTTTAACAGCCATCACATATGAAGGAACGATCGCTCAGTGGAACGCCATCACCAAACCGGTCAACTGGATGTCCTCCGGAGAACATTCCTACAACAATTATCTGAAAAAGATCCAGTGCATAGACGGCTATTTGGAATATGATCCTGAAAATAATGTGTGGAATGAGGTGAAAAACGGATGATGAAATTTTTAGTGAAACAGCAAAAAATCGAAGTGCTGGAACGAGAAATCATTGCTTCTGACCAGATCGCATTTGTTTCGGTGAAGTTCGTGTTCGATGGGGCTTGGAAAACGCTGCACAAGGTGGTGCAGTTCACGCAGTGTGAGGAAACATACAACGTGGTGCTTGGCATAGACGGAACAACCAGCTTGCTGCCTGCCGAACTGCATCCCGGTGCGGTGAAAATGAGTTTGTTTGGCTACGATGCAGAAAGCGATACTACACTGCGTGCGACAACCGTACCAGTAACTCTTCACATTCGACCATCTGGGTTTGTTGCAGATGGAGATACGCCAATTCCGCCGACTCCGGATTTGTATACGCAGCTTTTGAAAAAACTTTCCGAAATGCAAGCTGGAGCAAATGGAAAGGACGGTCGTTCTGCTTATGAAATTGCCATAGAAAACGGTTTTGTGGGGACAGTTGCAGAATGGCTAGAGAGTTTGAAAGGCAGGGACGGTATTGATGGTAAGGACGGAAAAGATGGTGCAGACGGTTTGCCCGGTAAGGATGGCACAAATGGGAAAGACGGTAAAGATGGGCGTGACGGAAAGGACGGCGTTTCTCCGGATTTGACAAATTATCCGGATACCGATGCTGTAAAAGCACTGGTTCAGGACGCTGTTCAGCCACTTTTACAGCAGACACACATTCATAAAAATCTGGATATTTTAGATGATTTGACGGCAGATGAACTTTCCTTGCTGCGTGCTCTTCAGGAATTCGAGGATGATACAACTTACAATATCCAAACATTCCGGGAAGCCATTGCAGCACTGAATGAAAAGGCACATACCCACGAAAATCAATCCGCATTGGATCAGATCACTGCCGCTAAAATCGCACAATGGGATGCTTTTGGCACACAAATCAACGGGCTTAGCACAAAGGTTACGGTCTATTCAGAAAAGACAGAACGCACTTTGGAGAGCCTGCAAAAGCAAATCGATAACCTGACAAGCGGCAGAAATTACACTGTCCTGTTTCAGTCCGGACAGAATGCCGTTTCGACCTACGCACCAAACCTCAGCATGATTCTGGATGGCGGGTATCAGACAATGACAGATTTTCTGGCTGCCTATCCGCAGTTTTGCAGTGCAGAAAATGACTTCGTGCTGTCCTATTCGCAGGAGTGTTTTAACTGGGATAAGTCGGTCTTGACCGTTTGTGCAAAGTCTCTGTCTCTGACGAAAAGTGCTGAAATCGTAATGTCCTATCAGTCTGGTTCCAGCGAAACCGGAAGTTTGTATCTGGTACCGAAACCGCAGAAGATCGACATTCCCATTGGTGTGTATGTAAACACAGAGATTGATGCAAATCGTGCGGTTTCTCTGGATTTCCAATGGCTGCAGTCGGACACCTTTATCACCACCATCACAGAATGCACCAGCATTTCTGACGGCGAATATTACCTTGCCTGGGTGGGCAGAAGCAACAATTCCCACCCGAAAATCCGATTACTGAAAGTACTGGAGGACTAAAAATATGATGAAAGATACCATTTGCGTGGCTGTCGGCTTGGTCGGCGGCTTTTTTACTGCCATTTTTGGCGGCT